CCGACAGCGATAACCGTTTTGAAGCAGGTGACGAGGGCAAGCGTGAGCTTGAGGACACCAAGACAGGCTACGTTATTAAGATGTGGCGTGAAAACGGAACTATCCGCTACCGCAAGAGCACTAAAAACTGCGTGATAACGGGAGACATTGATACCCGTCTTACCCTTTATCCGCTTGTTCTGATGAACTGGGACAGAACTAAAAACTCCTATCACGGAACGAGTGCTGCAAGCGGACTTATTGAAAATCAGGTGTACATAAACAAGGCTTTTGCTATGGTTATGAAGCACATGATTAACGTGTCCTTCTCGAAGGTCGTATACAATGCCAATATGATTGACGAGTGGACAAACGAGGTCGGCGAGGCTATTGCCGTCAATGGTCCTGTTGACTCGGTTGCATCAACTATTGCCCCCGGAAGTATGCAGTCAGGCTTCCTTGACGTCATCAATATGACGCTTAGTCTGACACGTGAATTGATGGGTGCAACAGATGCGGCTCTCGGTAACGTTGAGGCTCACAACACCTCGGCGATTATGGCACTGCAAGAGTCCTCCGCAGTACCCCTGCAGGTGCAGAAGCGTGCTCTGTACACTGCCGTTGAGTCTCTTGCCGTAATCTGGCTTGATTACATTCTGCACTATTATGACAGATACAGAATGATGGTCTGGCGTGAGGACGGCGTTTTGAAGGGTGAGATGCTTGATTTATCGGTTTACCGTGACATTGTATTTTCCTGTACCGTTACGGCAGGTATGTCAAGCTACTGGAGCGAGCTTGCAAGCACTGCAACTCTTGACTCTCTTTTGAAGGAGGGACTTATCACACTTGAGCAGTATCTCGAGCGTGTTCCCGAGGGATATATTTCGGGACGTGATAAGCTTATCGAGGATTGCAGAAAGCGAAGAATGGAGAGTGAGGTGAGCGGGTATGACGGGCAGAGTGGTATATGAAAGAGCACTTGCACTCATAAACGAGCGTGACAGCGAGGGAGCCTTTCACGGGGATACAGCTGACTTCGAGAAGAATGCTCCCGAGCTTATAAACCTCATACTCTCACGTGTCTGGGCTGATGATATGTGTGTCAGAGGTATACCTCCGAGAAGCTGGCGTTATGCTTTTGATACGGTCAAAAGTCTTGATGAGGAATTACCTCTCCACGATGCCGTGGCTTCAATCACACCCTACCTTGCGGCATCTTTACTCATTCACGAGGAGGATATGACACGCTCGGAGTATTACAGACGAATGTTTGAGTCGGCGGAGGCAAATCTCATCACCTCGTTCAGATGTGCCCGTCACTCGAGCATTACCGACGTGTACCGTTAGGAGGGATTATATGTCACAGCGTTTTAATTTTTCCTGCGACAAATTTCTCGGGATTAATTACAACAAAAGTAATACCCGAACTCTTTTGTCGGGGGAAAGCCCTGAAATGGTTAATTTCACCGTAACCGAAGCCTTACAGCTTAAAAAAAGGCTCGGCTACTCAGTTCTCGACCGACACTTTGGCGAGGGCAGGGGGCTGTGGTGCGGAGAGCTTTGGGGACGTGATGTGTGTGTATTCGTTGTTGACAAAGACGTTTTTGAATACTGTGACGGCGAGGTTAAATGCGTAGGAGAGCTTGAGAGCACGAGCGGACAGGTTGATTTTCTCCGCTTCTCCGATAGACTCTACGTTCTCGACGGCACAAAAATTAAGGTGCTGGAGAGTGATAAATTCTCAACGCTTGAGCCCTACCGCCCACTCGTGGCGGTCTCCACAACGCCCGATGGGGCGGGGGTTCCCTTTGAAGAAAAAAATCTTCTCACAGGCGCTATGCGTCAGACGTTTACAATGAATTCAACCTCAACGACTCTGACCCTTTCCGTGAAAAACCTTGACAGCGTTGACTACGTTAAAGCTGGAGACACTGCAATTTCGCAATACACCGCAAATCTTGAAGCGGGGACCGTTACACTCCCCGACTCGTATAAAAATTATTCGGTGATTGACGGAATTGAGGTAGGCTTTACGAAGTCTGACTCACGTGAGGGTGAGGTTCACAGAATGCATCATGCACTTCTGTTCGGCGGTGAAAACGACACCCGTGTTTTTCTCTGGGGAGACGAGGCGAGTCCCGACCTTATAAGATACTCGGGAGTACATTCGGGTATATCGGGAATGGAATATTTTCCTGAAAACAATTTTAACAGAACGGGCACGAGAACCTGCGTCACAAGTGTCGTGCGTCATTATGACCGACTGATGATATTCTGTCGGGGAGAGACGTTCTATTCCTATATGGAAACAGTGTCGGGCGAGGGGCTTGAATACGAGATATTCCCACAGCGTCCTCTGTCGGATACTGTCGGCAGCCAGTCTGCGAGCGTTGCGGTAATAGATAACTTTCCCGTAACGCTTGACCGCGGCACTCTCTGGAGGTGGAGGTCCTCATCGGTAAGAGACGAGCGATATGCCGAGGATATCGGAGCACGTATCAAATCAGGGCTTGGCGAATGGAGTCTGAAGGATGCACGTCTTTTTGACAGCGAGGTATCCGACGAGCTTCTCATAAGCTCGGGTGACGAGATTTACGTCTACAACTACAGGCTTGACGTCTTTTACCTGTGGTGCGGAATTTCCGCCGTGTCTTTCGGAAATATGCCCGATGGCAGACGGATGTTCTTAAGACGTGACGGTTCACTTTGTGCCCTGTTTGAGAGCGACAGCGACGACGGGGTGACGGTATCCGCCTTCTGGTCAACGCCCTACCTTGAGCTTGCCGAGGGAATTAAAAACCTTCACCGTGCAAGTCTTGAGATAGTGCCCGGCTTTGCCACTCTCGCCGACCTCTCGTGGGTATCCGAGCACGGCGAGACGGGACGCGGAACCTTCTTCGGACGTCACAAAAGGTTTTCCTTTGAAAAGCTTAACTTCGCACATCTCGGCTTCAGGACGGGACTTGCCGAAAAAAGCATTTCAATGAGAATGCGTCACAAACGCTTTGAAAAGCTGAAGCTGAGGCTTGAGAATTCATATCCAAATTCCGACCTGCACGTTGTGTCCTTCACGCTTTCGGGCATTGTGACCGACAAAAAATGAGAGATTTAATCTCGGAAAGGAAGTTCTTATGAATAAGAAAACAGATGAGCTCGTGAATGAAATCGAAGCTCTTACAAAGAACGACGGCGAAAGTGAGCTTGAGGCTCTCCGCCGTGAAAAAGCACTGCGTGACAACGTTGCGCGTGAAATTGAAGAATTTTCCGTACTCTTTCCCGACACGGATATCGACGATATTCCTGATGAGGTGTGGGAAGCTTGTGCGGACGGTTCGGGCATTTGCGCTCAGTTTGCTCTCTGGCTTAAGAGAAGCGAGATGAAAAAAGAGACGGCAAACGCCAAAAACGAAGAAAATACATCTTCTGCAATTCCCGACGTTTCAGCGGTTGATGAGGAGGCTTTCTTTACTCCCGAAGCCGTTTCGAAAATGTCCAAGGCAGAGGTGGAAAAAAACTATCAGGCTATTATGGAATCCATGAAAAAGTGGAAATAAACAAAGTGAAAGGAAATTATAATTATGGCTATTACAAACTTTATTCCTACAGTGTGGAGCAAGGCACTTTACGACGAGCTTGCTAAAAATTACGTTGGAGTTAAGCTCTCAAACCGTGAGTTCGAGGGTGAGATTAAGAGTCAGGGCGACCGTGTAAAGATTAACGGGCTCGGTCCTGTAACCGTGTTCAACTACACAAAGAACTCCAATATGCCCTCACCCGAAATTCTTTCTGACAACACAAGAACGCTTGTAGTTGATCAGGCGAAGGGCTTTAACTTCTGCATTGACTCAATTGACGACGTGCAGTCCTCACCCGACCTCATCCGTGCGGCGATGAAGAAGGCGGCAGACGCACTCAGCGACGTTGCCGATAAGTACATCTACTCACTTACCGACGACGAGGTTGAGACGGTTGAAAACCTTGCGGTAGACACCGAGAATATTCTCAAGACTCTCTCGGACGCCCGCCGTATTCTTATGGAGCATAACGTCTCCAATTCAACCAGAATTTCCCTTGAGGTACCCCCTGCGGTTGAGCAGGTGCTCGTGCTTGCCAAGGTGCTCCGTGACACCGATAACAGCCGTGACTTTGCAAACGGTTATATCGGACGTCTTATGGGCTTTGACATCTACGTCACAAACAACATTACCGCTGACGAAAACGGCGTTTATAAGTGCGTGGCGAGAACCGAGCGTGCTATTGCGTTCGCAGAGCAGATTAATTCTATCAAGCCCTACGAGCCCGAGCAGCGCCACGGTACAGCTGTTAAGGGTCTTCACCTCTACGGTGCAAAAATCGTATACCCCAAGGAAATGGTATTCTTGAACCTTACAGTTGCGTAAGTTTTATCTGTGCCCCGCTTCGGCGGGGCATAGAAAAAGGAGGTAATTTATGAATTTTACAAGGCTTGAAAAAGACCTCGCCCACGTGTCAGGTCTTCCCGATACACCGACGCTTGAGGATGGATATACCCCGAAGGCACTTAAGGAAACCTTCGACAGAGCAGGAGAGGATATAAAGGAATATATCAACTCGGTTCTGATTTCAGAACTGGAAACCGACGGTGCGAACAAAATAGGAAGCGGGAATATTGAAACGGTGGAGGGTGTGACTGTACAGGATAAGCTTAAAAATCTTGCAGGACAGATACAGGATATTTCCAACGCTTCAATTCCCACAGGCACCCTTGTTCCCGAGAAGTTCATACCGTCGGTTGCCGCATTTCTGAGTGAGGGGTCACTCAGATGCGAGTGTTATTTTGAAGCGGGTGAATACGTCTTTTCTCCCACACGTACGGGAATTTATAAAATCACCGTACAGGGAGCGGGAAGCGGAGGCGGTACTACGGGAACTCACAGGTCGGCTTGCGGAGGCGGGTCGGGGGCTGCGGCAATCGGCTGGCTTCGTCTTGAGAGCGGAACGGATTATACACTCCGTGTAGGACGCGGCGGTAATCCTGTTACCCTTAATTCCGAAAGCCGATACGTTGCGGATGCTGAAAACGGAGAGGCAAGCGGATTTTATCTCGGGGATACGGAATTGCTTTTCGCCGAGGGAGGCAGCATAAATCTTAATACCAACAGAATACCTGTTGCCCGTGGAGGCAAAATAAACGTTTACGGCGGCTTTCCCGCTATGACGAAATACGCATCAGGCATTAATTACTACGAGATGGGAGCAGCATCCTGTCTTTCATCGGCGACTGCTTCAAGGACCGTCACCGCAGGAGCAGGTGCAGGAGGCTATGGCGCTTCGAGACTGGAGGGAACGTATTATACCTATTCAGGAAGCGCAGGCGGTGACGGAGCAATACTAATTGAATGGATGGAGTGATTAAATGGTAAGAGAATATTCATTTTCTAAAAACAAAAACGACCTGCTTACTCCGAATTTTAAGGTGGGAGAATTCAGGGCACGTCGAGGCGAGACGCTTGACGGCGACAAAATTTTAATCGACGACGAGCTTGTCGATAAGCTTGAACAGCTCTCACTCTGCGTAAGACGTACACCCGTTATTATTACCGACGGCTACCGTACCGAGGAATACGATAAAATCCTGACGGGCGGTGTCGGTCAGCATACTAAGGGTAAGGCGGCTGACATAAGGGTGAGAGGCTATACCTCACAGGAGCTTGCCGCTCTTGCCGAGGAAATCGGCTTTGACGGTATAGGTATTATAAACGGTGAGGCAATCCACGTTGATACGAGAGGCTACAAGAGTTTTTTTATCGAAAACAGCACCAAGGTAACCGATACAACAAAGGTTATACATTTTAGAGCACCGCAATTCAGACAAAAGCTTGTACAGAAGTATTTCAGACTCGGTGACAACACTATTGAATATATGCTCAAATGGAACTGGGGAGAGCTGTTTTTTGATAAGCTGTTTCTCGGCATACTTGAAGCGGGGAGGTGAAAAAATGTCTGACGTTAAGGGCTATGCCAAGCAAATAACGAAGGGATACACCTCAGCACTTTCCCGACTTCAGAAGAAGTATGACGCTCTTATAGGAGCACTCGACGAGGAATATCTCGCACGTGGACGTGAGATAAACCAAAACAATATAAATTCCAAGAATTCCGCCTCGGCAAGCTACAAGACAAGTCTTGCGAATGCACAGAAAAATCTGCTTGACCGCGGACTTGAACGCTCGGGTGAGTCGGTAAATACCGAGATACGCTCGAATTTGTCGAAAAATCAGGCGTTTGCGGCTCTTGATGCCGAGGCTGAAAGAGCACGGACGGAAAACGCTCTCTCACGAAGTAAGGAGAAGAGCCGTCTTATAGCTGCACGTCTTGATGAGGAGGCGGCACTTGAGGACTCAATGAACCGTGCTTTGCGTGAGCAGTACAATGCAGACCGTGAATACGAGGCAGACCGTGATGACGCCGCAGAGGATAAGCGCCGTTGGGAGGCGGAAACGGCAGAGGATAAGCGCCGTTGGGAAGCCGAGACTGCCGAGTCAAGTCACCGTTGGAAGACTGAGAATGCTCAGAAGGCTGCAGAAGCTGAGCGCAAGCGTGAGCTTGAGGAAAAGGAATTTGCGGCAGATGAGGCTCAGCGTGCATTTGATAACTGGTATCGTCAGATTAAATTCGAGGCAGACGAGGAACAGCGTGCCTTTGAAAACGCAGTGACCTCAAGTGAGAAGAACGTCACAACCGACAAAAACGGCAATACCGTTGCAGGCAGTGACAAAAAGAGCACTGAAAGGGGAAAGGTAGTTCCCGAATATGACGCACACGTGTTCGTCAATAAGATATACGAGTTTTACGATGAGAAAATCTATAGCTGGGATATGCGTGACGGACTTGTAAAGCAGGCAATCTATCAGGTGCTCAACGATACCACTCTCGACCCTGCCTATAAAACTCAGGTCAGAGTATATGCCTCGGCACTGGGATATATATAAGGTAAGAGAGAGCAGGTTTTTTAAATTATTTAAATTTTTGTTCCCAGATACTTCTTTCTGTAAATAATTTGCAACGGCGGATTTCCCGCCGTTGTTTTTTTGGTTGAGGGGTATGTAAATGTTAAAATTTATCAGAATTCGGCTCTGAAAACATCAAAAATATTCTAAAACGGAAGTCAATAAAATACTTAAAAACATCAGTGAGAGGGTATGGTGAATTATCCTGTCGAAAGAAAAATTGTACTAAATTGCACAAAATTGCCTTATGTTGCTATATATTTGCTGTAATTTCGTAACAATTGTTTATGTTGCACAAATACCGAACCGCATAAAAGTGCTATTTGCCAAAAATCATAAAAATATTGACTTTTTCCTTTTTGTGTTGTACAATGATATTGGAAACTGGAGTAGTATCTCCGGAAATTTTATTAAGGGAGGAACATGTATATGTTCAAGACATCTACAAGCCGTATACTTGCAGTGCTTACAGTCATCTGTCTGATTGTTTCGGCACTCGGTATTATGGTAATGGCTGAGAACGTTGTAATTTCCGTTACAGGTACAGACGGAAAGTACTATAACGCTCAGTATAATGCAGAAACCCCCGAAGTTGGAGGATGGATGCCCGTATCCATTCCTGAAGGCGCATACAGTGCAGGCCCGACTTCAGCTGCAGGCGCTGTTGGATTTTATGACAACAACGCCATGACCAAGAACTTCCCCTATGAGTTGCTTGCAACTTATATGCTGGGAACAGAAGAACAGTTTCCTATTAAGGAATTCGGTTCTGTAACTTACTACCGCAGAGTCGCAAACGGCTCGGCATTCATTCTGAACAGGGGTGCTAAATACGAACTCGTATTTGAAACCGTTGACGGACAGAAGGTTTCTGTATCCGACGACTGGTATCACGAGGGTATGACAGGCGAAACGCTTTCCAACTGCGTTGCCGATATCCGTGAAGCAGTTGCTCAGATTGAGGGTAACCCCCTTCTCAAGAGCATCTCTATCAGACCTTACGCTTCCGATGCAGACCTTTATCTCCGCAAGGACGGTAGACATCTCAAAGGCTGGCAGTGGGAAGAAACCGTAAAGGTTCAGGCAACTGACGAAGAAGGCAATCTTCTCTTTGAAGAAGACGGAACAACTCCCATCTACGTTCAGGCAACTGACGAAGAAGGCAACCTCCTCTTTGAAGAAGACGGTACAACTCCCATCTGGGAAACCACAACCGTAACAAATACGGCAGCAGGTTACCAGCTCTACTTCCTTTTCAAGGACTTTACTTTCTCCAAAGCGGCTATGCCCATTGAAGAAACACTTTCTTCTGTTAAGGATACTTACAACGGTACAACCGTTACCGAACACAACGGTAAGATTACGGGTCTTGACGCAACCAAGACTTACGCTTACGGTCCTATCTACTCAAATGCACTCACTACCGTTACAGGTGTGACTGAAATTACAGGTCTTGTCGGCGGTGTATATGAAGTACACGCAGTTGAAGAAGGACTTCCCAACTCCGCTCCCGTATACGTTACCGTTCACAAGGCTCACTATACACATAACACCATTTCAATCACGGGTGCCAACAAGGATTGGAAGCTCGTTGACGACAGTGAGAGCGGTGTTGACAACTCGGGTACAGCAAAGAAGTCCGCAACACCTATCAGCGGTTACTGGACTTCTCCTTTGTTTGACCCCTATGACAACGCAAGCGGTTTAACCCTTACAGGTTCTTCAACACCTGCAATGCTCAGAGGTGACTTTGATAATCAGGCGGTTACCTATTTTATTGCGAATAACTTCAATGCAACTGAATGGTACAGACGTAACCAACTCAAGTTCGTTTATACCTTTACTCCCGAGGAACAGTTCTACCCCAAGGACCAGACCATTAATGTTTCGATGTACCACGGCGGTCCTCAGGAATTCTTCATCGACGGCGGTCTTGATGCAAAGGGCAACCAGATCAACAACGCTGTAAAGAAGATCAATTATGCAGTGGCAGTTTATACCGACGGTGCAGATGCTGACCCCTATATTATAACTGCAGCGTATACTGCTTCCAACGCATATCAGAATTTGTCCTTCCAGACCAAGGATCTCCCCGCAGATGAACTCGTAACACGCATTGAGTTCTACAACTACTGGGACGTTCCCACAGCAGAAGAGGCTGAATTCTATTCAAACGCATCAACCTATCCGAGAATTTATTCATTCTCTACCACAACGGTTGAACGCCCCGAAGCCCCCGTCCTCTATGTAGAAACTGCGATTGACGGTTACGCAATCAAGGGCTTTGGCGACAGTATGAAGCATGCAGTTTCAACCGATGGCGAAGAATTTACCGCTATCGATATGGGTACTACTTCCTATAAAGTAAACGAAGTTGGTACTTACTACTTTATGGCAATAGACCCCGCAACCGACGCGATGTCTGAGGCTGTAGCAGTGGAAGTTAAAGAAGCGATGCCCGCTGTTAACGGACTTAAAGTTGACGGCATGAAGATTACAGGCATTCCTACCGACACTGCTCTCGAATACGCTCCCGTTGATATCTTCGGCTTTGGTGAA